TCTATGTTATCTACTTTTATTTTACTTGTCATAATTATTGAAATTTGTACCTTATTATTACTATACCTGAACCACCTGCTCCACCAAGATTAGAAGCACCAGATCCAGCACCACCACCTCCTCCAGTGTTAGCTGTTCCAGCTACTCCTGGATTAGTTACTGGAGACGGTCCACTACAATTGGCTCCTCTACCACCTCCTCCTGAACCTCCAGTTGTATTTGGTCCAGTATTGTTTCTAGCACCACCACCTCCACCAGCGTATGCTGTTGGACTAGCTGAAATTGAAGTTGTAGCACCATCACCACCATTTCCACCTGTAGGATTAGCAGGTATTGGATGAGCAGCGTTAATACCAGCTTGAGTTGCACCTCCTCCGCCTCCTCCATAGGTGTGTGTGGATGGACTTCTATTACCATTACCACCTGGATTACCTTGAGCTGGAGTTACTGAAGGTGTATTACCTGCACCCCCACAACTATTAGAACCGCCACAACCAGGTGCAGGTTGTCCTCCACCTCCACCAGATCCACCAGCAACTCCTGCAAAGTTTGTACAATTTGCTCCAATACCACCCCCTCCACCACCTGCAGAAGTTACTGTTGAAAATACTGAATTAGAGCCAGAATTACCTTTTGATGTTGCAGGAGCATAAGCTCCACCAGCTCCAACTGTAATTGGAAATGCTGTAGCTGTTACTGAAATATTGGTTGCTCCTTCTAAAGGAGATGCAGAATAACAATCAACACCTGATTTTGATTCTCTAAATCCACCAGCACCACCTCCGCCACCATAATTTTCTTGGCCAGCTCCACCACCAGCGACAACTATGTAAGAAACTTCATTTAAAGGAGCTGAAGCAGATACAGATGATACACAAAATGTTCCAGGTGATGTAAATGTATGAATTTTGTAATCTCCGCAACAAGTAATTGTTCCACCTGTTGCTACAATATATTCAATTCCTGTAACATCTGAAGTTGAATCTTGTACTGCTCTCCAACCTTTTGTGTTATCTACATAAACTAAAGTTACGGATTGATCTTGTGTATTTAAAGTTGCACTATCATTTATACCATTAATTTTATCTGTTCCATTAGGTGTAACTGTTACATTGTTAGTCTGCCAAGTGTTTGCATAATCTTTTAATGAAACTATTGATCCAGCACTACCAGCTGGTAATGTAACTGTAATAGCACCTGATGTTGTGTTAACAAAATATCCATTACCACTTACAGCAGTAAAACTAGCAGTCTTTGCTGTAGTGTCCCAATCAACTGTTCCTGTTCTACCGAATCCTGTTTGAGTTGCACCGCTTGCTAAAGTAACCGTATCACCAGATTGACCAACCGTTAATGTTGATCCACATTGTGATGATATTTGATTGACTTCTATTTTACTCATTAAATTATTACCAATGTTCCTGTTATAGTTTGTGTTCCAGTAATAGTTACTGGTCCTGCTAATACGCCTGAATCTAAAGTTTGATCTTCATCTAATGTTGATGCATGAGTGACTACATATCCTGTAGCCTGCATTACTGGAGACATAGCTTTCTTTGCAGGGATTGTACAAAATACTTCTTTTGCACCCGCTGAAAAATCAACTAAAGCATCACTGTTTGTAGAGGATAGCACCGTGTCTCTTGATAAAGTATCGGTTGCAGCATCGGTTACTGTACCAATACCAACTTCAAATTCATCCGCACCTGTATTAGTGATACAGTAATACGTAGTATTACCATTACCTATACCTGAAACAAAAGATTCAAAATCATCAGAAGCACCTGCTAGGTCGAACGTTCCCGTTCCAGTAGTGGTGCTTGTCTCTTTAACTCTATCGTTAATGACAAGTGCCATCTAAACCTCTCTTACGTTAATCTTAATATTGCAGCAGATGTTGTAAATGCTGGGAACTGAATAGTGAATGTTCCTGCTGTTGCAGTTTTAACTCCACCGAAATCTAGAACACAAACTGCATCAGTAGTACCTGTACCACCATCAGTTGTTGTATTATAAATTAATGCACCTTGAGCAGATAATGTAACTCCAGTAAAAGATAAGTTAGCAAAACTAGTAATCGCTACTGCTGAAGATACTTTTACACCTTGATTAACAAGTGCTTTACCACCTGCAGTATAACCAGATGAAGAAACTTCATTACTTGTTATATAATTTTCAGTTGAGGCACCTAGTGTTGCTAGTGATGTATACATCGCTAAGTTATAAGTGTCCGATGATGTATCGAAGTCGTGTTTTCCTTGAAGTAACTCTTTTTTAAAAGTGTTACAAATTGCGTTTGTTGTTATTGCCATAATATTTCTCCTTTAATAATTTTTTATGGTGATGGTGAAGGTATCTGAACTCTAGGTACCCCATCATCGTATTCTGCTCGTCTTCTTCTCCCCATTTGTTGGAGAGCAAAATTTTGTATACCTTCAGTATACTTGCTTTTGTATAGATTGTACATATCCATAGGCCCTTTTAAAAATGCATATGCTTCGGTTAAAACACCATCTAAAAGCATGCCTTGTTGATATTGAGATAAGTAAGTAGTATTTGAAGATGTAAAACTAGGTGGAGTAATAATGTAATTTAACTGTACTACATAAGCTTGGTCTGGAGTAGGTGCAACTACAATAGATGATTCATCCCAGTTTGCATAGTATTTTGGTAATCCTGTAGCACCACTACCATTATATTCTGTAATAAAACTAGTATCTCTTTTTTCCATAAAAGATCTATCTCCTGTTTGATCTGTTGAATTAAATACTTGAAGAGATCTAATAATTAAAAAATCTGCAGGGGTAACTAAATATCTTTTATTAGCAGTAAAAGATGATGTTGCATATTTTCTTGTATCATCATAATCAACAGATCCTGCTACATTTAATTCTATATTTCTAATAAATTGACCAATAATAGTATCGGTTAAAACATTTGAATCTACTTCTGTGTAGTTTCGAACTTGAGTTAAAAAATCTGAATAAGATATAGCCATTATGAAATCTCCACGGTTACGTTTCCTGTGTTAATTAAAAGTTTTCTTCTTCTATTTTGCAGTGATGGATCTGCAGGTTTCATTGTTGAAATACCTTGGTTATCAAAAGCAAAATCTCCAGGAAGAGCTAGGTTAGCTGTTGCCATTCCTTGCCCACCTGAGGAAGCAATTACTCCATCTATATTAGTAGGTTGTTGAAATCTTTGTGGTCTTGTATTTTGTAAAGCAATAGCATCAGCAGTAAAGTGTCTTCTTCTAATTTGAGGATGTTTAGGTTCAAATTCAGAATAATGAACTAAAGAACCGTTCCATTCTTTTACCATTTCATTATATGGAAAAGCCATACCGGATCTATCTGATATTGCCTGACTTCTTTTTCCTGTTGCCCATTTAGCCATTGTTATATTCCATTAGGGTAAAATGATTGTGGAGTAATAAACGTAGAAGCTCTTTGACCATCTTCATCCAGAGCTCTTTTTAATTGATCTTCATAAATTAATTTATTTTGTTGAACTAATTGTGGAGAATTTTTCATTGCTAAATAATAGGCTAATCCCGCAACCATGCAAGGTAAAAACCTAAACACAATATCAGCATCATTTGTGTATGCTCCTGCATCTTCAATTCTTTTAATTACGTAATATTTTAAATAAGTGTACGTACTTAAATCAGGGGCTTGGTATAAATATATTTTTGGTATTTCTTGTCTGTCCACATAATATTGTGAAGGTTGCCCTACTGCTAATTTATTAGGTAGTGCAGAATATGCTGATCTATCTATTTTTGATAAAGCAACGTCTTGAGTATTGACTGTGTTCGCGCCCGCACCCGTAGTAGATATAAAAGCTTCTAAAACATCACTTACATTTCCATCAACAGCATATTCAGCTTGTCCCGAAACTAGTTGGTTTTCATTTAAAGATACTTTCCATAAATGTATTCCTCTATTGGCCCACTCTGCAAATAAAAGATTTAAACTTGTTCTAGCAGATCTTAGGCTGTGGCCACTCGTAGTGGACATACCACATCGTTCATAGGCTTCTTGTATTATCTCTTCTATAGATAAATCAAATGTTGTGGTTCCTGAAGTTGCCATTATTATCCTTTTTACGGTTATACAATTTCTTCGATTGTATCACTTTTAGCTTAAACTTTGAAGACCTTAGGTTTTTTGCTATTGGATTTTTTTTTCGCATGTTCACTATCTTTCATAAGCCTACCATTCGGCATGTAATGATATCCTGAGGGTGCCTTTTTCTTTCTAGCTCCTCTAAGTTTACCATCTATCTGTGCTGATATTTGTCCTCTTCCTATAGCCATTATAAATCTACTGCCTTTCCTAAAATTGGTTTATACTTAGTTTTACCATCTTCTCTAAAGGCACGCAAGAACTGCTTCCTAGGTTTATCTTCAACATAACTAGAATGACACCATCCGCTGTTAGGTTCTCCTGGCTTATAATATTCAAGAATCATTTGATCAAAATCTAAATTTTCATAAATCCAGTCACAGAGTTCAGCATTATCGACTCCTGGACATTCAAAATCAACAGCCTCCGCATTACAGTGCTGACTGTTAATAGAACTTCCTATTGCAACAGATAACTGTGGAGACCGGTAGCCGGAGGTCACAACCACTGGCCCGAAATGATCTCTGACGGGTTGTAAAATATTTTCACAAAGTAATTTTAGTTTTGCTATTTGATCTGAGTTTGGATTATTATCTATACCCTTACGGACAGCAGTGTCCGACTTGGTTAACTCTTGAAGGGTAAAATTTTTGGAAAGGTTCATTATTTACTTCTAACAGAATCAATGAAACTGTAAACTCTACCGAATTGTTTGTCAATACTGAATAAGTCTTGTTGAATCATAGTTACCATTAATTGAAGTTCTATAAGTGTGACTAATGTCCATGTAGCAAGTCCCAGTAGGATTGTACCTAACAATCCAATTAACATAGTATTAGTTTTTCTACTCACCTAGTAGGTCCACCAAATAGTGCTAATAAACATATAGCTACTATTAGAATAGCTGTGAACTTGTAATTCATATCTGGTTCCATATAGGCACCCTCCATTACTGACACGATAAACACTCCTCGTATTTATCTTCTTCCACTTCATGTTGACATTTTTTACACTCACACACATCCATTAAAGGTGTGTAATGTTCTGAATCTATTTTATCTGATTCGCAATGACACCCATGGCCACAAGTTTTGCACTTAACCATCATGTTATTTCTTCTTTTTTTTATTAAAAAAAGCAGCTATTTTAGCTGCAGTGTTATCGCAAAACTCTAGAAATTTTATAATATATTTATCGATCATGGTTTTAATAAATGTTCCCCCTAAAATTAAAAAAAATAATACACCTAGTATAACATACATCAGGGTGTCTAAGAATAACCAGTATATTTTTTTTAACACTTCCAACGTCTTCTAGCCTGTCTTAATCTAGAATTAGGATCTTTAGCAGCTTTTGGAAACATTTTCATTTGCCCAGCAGATCTTGCACAATAGGATTTTCTTCTTGCTGCTCTTTTCTTTCCAGGCTTATCTTCTGTAACTGCTGTAGTTAATTTACTTCCTGGATTTTTTCTTCTGTATGCTGCAACACCTGCAGCAGTCATACCTGCACCACTTTTAGTAGATCTAAAATTCTTTTTGTTTCTAGCAGGCATATTATCTCCACCTCTACTAAAACCTAAAACTTTTAGACCGGTCTTATTCATACTTAACTTAATCTATTTGTTGGTAGTTGTAAGATTAGGTCCTGAGTATTTATCAGTTAATAAAACAACAGATGAAACACTTGTCAGTGTTGAACAAAAAACACCTTGAGGAAATAGAATACCATCTTCAGGTAGTGAAAAGTTAACTACATCACCTGTAGGAATATCTAAATGTAATAAAGTATCTCCTGTTTTTTCGGTTGTAGTTAAAAGAACAGTACCCGTTCCTCCACCAGAAGAAGATACAATTAATCCTCTAACTCTAACTGGTTGAGCTATAACTGCAGAAGCACCTGCAGCAGTAAATCTCGTTGCTTGTATATCGGATTTAAATCCCATAAAATTCTCCTTATTGTGTGGCTCCCGAAGGAGCCACGATTAATTATGCTACTGCAGCACCTGTAGTAACGTCTACAAAATTAGTGCCATTACCAAAGCAAAGAGAACCTGTTAAAGAGGCCCCTGTTGCATCAGAAACATAG